TACCAGACATCGCAACTTTAACATTGGCAATGCCTTTAAATACCTTTGGCGAGCAGGACTTAAAGATGAGAAAAAAACCATACAAGATCTAGAAAAAGCAATCTTCTATATTAAAGATGAAATAAATAGATTAGAAGGTAAGTATGTCAACTGAAGAAGATTTAGTCAAGCACTTAGATCAAGTTAATGATGTTGTTTCAGAATACTTAAAGGGTAACGATCCAACAGTTATCTCTAAAGAACTTGACATTCCAAGAACAAGAGTTGTAAGTCTTATCAATGAGTGGAAGACTATGGCTTCTGATAATGCTGCCATTCGTGCCCGTGCAAAAGAAGCTTTGGTTGGAGCAGACACGCATTATAGTAAGCTAATTACAAAAGCCTATGAAGTTATTGATGAAGCAACGATACTGAATAACTTAAGTGCTAAAACTCAAGGTATTAAACTTGTCATGGATATTGAGTCTAAGCGTATTGATATGCTACAAAAAGCTGGTCTTCTTGAAAATAAAGAACTTGCCGAAGAGATGATTGATATTGAAAGAAAGCAAGAAGTCCTTGTTGGAATACTTAGAGATATAGCGTCTGAGCATCCAGAAGTTAGAGATATTATTATGCAAAGGTTATCCTCAATTGCAAAAGATGGAGAGGTAATTACAGTTGTCCACGATGTTCAATGATTTCCTTGAAGTTTTAAAGGAGAATCATTTTGTTGAAAAACCTGTTGACGCAAAGACATTTGTTGAGTCTCCAGACTATCTTGGTCAACCCCCTTTGTCTGAAATTCAGTACACAATTGTAGAAGCAATGAGCCAAATTTATCGTAAAGATGATGTTGTTGATATCATGGGTGATGCTGGAGAAGAATACTTTAAGAAGTATACAAAGAATGAATTAATTCTGCAACTTGGCAAGGGATCTGGAAAAGACTTCGTATCTACAGTAGCCTGTGCCTATGTAGTATATAAGATGCTATGTTTAAAAGATCCCGCAGTTTATTATGGTAAGCCTGCTGGAGATGCTATTGATATTATTAACGTTGCTGTAAATGCTCAACAGGCTAAGAACGTTTTCTTTAAAGGATTTAAGTCTAAGATTGAAAGATCACCTTGGTTTGCTGGAAAGTACAACCCAAAGGCAGACTCAATTGAGTTTGATAAATCTATTACAGTATATTCTGGTCACTCAGAACGTGAATCACACGAAGGTTTAAACTTATTCATGGCAGTACTTGATGAAATTTCTGGTTTTGCTTCTGAAGTTGCAACAGGAAATGAACAGGGTAAGACTGCTGATAACATCTATAAAGCTTTTCGTGGTACTGTAGATTCTCGTTTCCCTGACCTTGGTAAGGTAGTTCTTCTATCGTTCCCCCGCTATCCAGGAGACTTTATTTCTCAACGGTATGACTCAGTAATTGCTGATAAAGAAGTAATAGAAAAAACACATAAGTTTATTATTAACGAAGACTTGCCTGATGATAATCCAGACAACTCATTTGAAATATCATGGGAAGAAGACCATATTCTTTCATATAAAATACCAAAGATATTTGCATTGAAAAGACCCACATGGGATGTAAATCCAACCCGTAAGATTGATGATTTTAAGATTGCTTTTCTTACAGACTTAGGAGATGCGATGATGCGTTTCCTTTGTACTCCAACATATTCTTCTGATGCTTTCTTTAAACAAAAAGATAAGTTACAAAAATGTATGAATGTTAGAAACCCTATTGATAATTTTAAAAGGTTTGATGAATCTTTTACTCCAGATCCAGATGTTATTTATTATATTCATGCTGACCTTGCACAAAAGCATGACAAGTGTGCTGTTGCTATTGCTCACGTTGATCGCTGGGTAAATATTAAAGTAATTAAAGATTATGAACAGGTAGTTCCAGTTGTAGTTGTTGATGCTGTTGCTTGGTGGGAACCAAGAACTGAAGGGCCAGTAAACTTATCTGAGGTTAAACAATGGATTATTAATCTTCGTAGAGAAGGTTTTAACCTAGGCATGGTTTCATTTGACCGCTGGCAATCATTTGATATCCAAAATGAACTACAATCTGTAGGGGTAAGAACAGAAACAGTGTCTGTTGCCAAAAAACACTATGAAGATTTAGCTATGATGGTTTATGAGGAAAGAGTAGCCATGCCTATGATTCCTTTATTATTAGAAGAACTATCAGAGTTAAAGATTATGAAGGGTAATCGTGTAGATCACCCCCGTAAAAAATCTAAGGACTTAGCGGATGCTGTTTGTGGGGCAGTATTCGGAGCCATCTCTCATACACCTAAAAACCTTAATGTTGAGGTTGAGGTCCATACGTGGGCTAATTCAGCCAAATTTGCAAAGAAGGACAAGGGTATGATAGAATTAGATTCAAAGGAAATGACTGACGAAATCAGTAATTTCTTAGGTAAATTTAATTTACTATAATCTTCTGATTAAATGATCAGATTCAAACTAACAAGGAGAAAGATGAATTCATTCAAGAAAATCGCTATTGTCATCGCTGCAGCCCTGACTAGCACAGTATTATCTACAACAGCATCTACGGCAGCACCTCTTGCTGTCACAGTTGCATCAGTGGCTAACGTAACTACTACTGCAGCACCTCAATCAATTGCTGTTCCGTCAACTAACGTTGTTGATGCAGCACGTACAGTTGCTATTACAGCAACAGCAGATGCAAATACATCTGTTACATTTACAGCATCATCAACAGTAAAGTTGGTTACTGCTCTTAATACAGTAGATGCACCAAAGAATGTTGCTAGTGGAGCATCAGCACTTACTATTGCCTCAACAGGTGTAGCAATCACTGTTTACGCATACACAACATCAACAGCAGTTGGTTCAGTTACAGTCACAAATGGCGCATACTCAACAATTGTTTATGTTAAAGGCGTAGCAGGACCTGCTTACAATCTAGCAGTTACAGTTCCTACAGCAGCAGCAGTTGGAACAGTTCCAGCAATCTCAGTTATTACAACTGATATTTTTGGTAACGCTTCTTCAGATACAGTAACAGCAACAATCGTTGGCTCTACATTTGCTGATGGTTCATCTGTTAAGGCAGTAACTCCAGATGTTGCATCATATTCACTTGTTACAGGTGTAGCAGGAGAAGTTACAGTAATTGTAACTGGCCTTACACTAGTTGCTCCAGTAGCAGGTTTTGCAGCACCAGTAAAGGCAGCAATCGCTAAGTTTACTATTGCTGATCTTGCTGCTGAGATTGCAGCATTAAAGGCTTCAATCGCAGTTGAAAAGGCTGGTCGTTTAGCAGATTCAGCACAAGCAGTTCTAGCAGCAAATCTTGCTAAAACCATTGCCGATAAAGCACTATCCGATGCAAAGACTGCTGCTGATAAAGCAACAGCGGATGCAAAGACTGCTGCTGATAAAGCAACAGCGGATGCAAAGACTGCTGCTGATAAGGCACTAGCAGATGCTAAGGTTGCTTCTGATAAGGCATTGGCTGATGCTGATACAAAGGCTAAGACTGAAGCAGAGACAGCAAAGGCTCTTGCTGATACAGCACTTACAAACGCAAAGGCAGAGGCAGTAACAGCTAAAACTGCTGCTGACAAGGCTCTTGCGGATGCTAAGGTTGCTTCTGACGTAGCACTAGCAGATGCTAAGGTTGCTTCAGATAAGGCACTTGCTGATGCTAAGGCAGTATCCGATCTTGCACTGGCTAACGCTAAGGCAGCAGCAGCATTTGCTGCAGCAGCAGCAAAAGCAACTTACAAGAACGAATACAATAAGTTGGCTACCAAGTGGAACAAGGCTCATCCAAAGGCCAAGGTTGCACTAAAGAAGTAATTAAACTTCACAAGTTAGAGGGTTGGCTAAGTGCCAGCCCTCTTTCTTTTGCAATAAAATGATATAATAGCCTTATTAATCATTACGATTAGGAGGGCATTATTAAAAAACTATTAAGAATTCTAATGGTTATATCATTAGCCCTAGCCCCATTACTTTTAATAACAGAAAAAGCCCATGCAGCAGAAGGGTTAACTGCTGAAGTTTATAATGTTCTGGGACAGAATGGCTCTCCCTACATACCACAAGGCGCTTCTCCTATACTTACTACCAATGTTCCCAATATTGACTTCCAATGGAGCAGCGGTGGCATCTCAGGTACATCTAACACGGAAGATGTAATCGTTAGATATACAGGATCAATCATTAGTAATACTACTCAGGAGATATCCTTTTTAGCAGAAGCAGACGACGGAACCAGACTTTATCTTGATGGTAATTTAATAACAGATGACTGGGTTGATAAGGGTGGTGGTGGAACTATTAGTGCCCCAGTATCTTTTACAGCAGGAGTACCT